ATCACGCAGGCCGACTACCTGCGGCTTCAGTGGGCCGGCACCTGGGTGTGCGATCGCACCGGTCTTCGCTACGGCCAGGACCGCACCTGGCGCGACGACCGCGGCCAGCCCTGCAAGGCACCCAGGCACGTCGCGTTCGTGGGCCTGTGGACGGCCTACAGCCCGCAGCGCACCTGGTCCGACATCACCCGCGAGGCCCTGGAGGCGCACGCTGCGTTCAAGGTCGGCAACAAGGGGCCGCTTCAAGGGTTCACCAACGAGACGCTGGCCGAGACCTGGGAGGAAGAGTACGAGCACACCGAGGCCGAGGTGCTCAAACGCCGCGCCCAGGCCGAGGCCCTGCCGCTGGGCGTGGTGCCCGCTCAGGCGTCGGTCGTGCTGCTCTACATCGACGTGCAGGCCGACCGCTGGGAATACGTCGCCTGGGCCTGGGGCCGCGACAGCGAGCGGTGGGCGATCGACTACCGGGTGATCTACGGCAACACCGCCGCGCCCGAGGAGTGGCAAAGCAAGATCGAGCCGCTGATCGGGACGACCTACCCGCACGCTCGCGGCGGCCGCCTGGAGGTGAAGGCCATCGGCATCGACAGCGGCTTCCAGACGCACATCGTCTACCAGTTCGCCAGGGCGCACCAGGCGCGGCGTGTGTTCGCCACCAAAGGCGAGAGCCAGCCCGGCAAGCCGATCAAGGGCAAGCCGCGGCTGATGGACATCAACTACCGCGGCAAGGCCATCCCGCGCGGCGTCAAGGTCTGGCCGATAGGGACCGACACCGCGAAAGACCTGCTGCACGGCCAGCTGCAGCTCGACGGGCAGGGGCCCGGCCGCCTGCACTTCGCCGCTGATCTGCCGCCGGCCTTCTACGACCAGCTGACTGCCGAGCAGCGCGTGCCAGTGCGCGGACCTCGAGGTCTCGAGCTCCGCTGGGAGTGCCCGGCCGGCAGGCGCAACGAGGTGTTGGACTGCACCGTCGGGTGCATGTTCCTGGCCGACCTGCTCGGCGTCACCAACCTGTCGGCCCGCCAGTGGGACAAGCTGGAAAGCTCGCTGGCGCCTGACCTGTTCGACGGCGATGCGGCGCCATCCCCGGCGCAAACGCCGGCAGCCGCAGAGCCGGAAGCCCCAGCACCAACGCCAGCCGCAGCTCGCAGCGGTGCCCGCTACGCGATCACCTACCGCCGATGACCACCATGACCGCGACCCGCAAGACCTCGGCCCCGCGCGACACGCCGGGCACCGCATCGCTGCCGCTGCAGGACAGGCCGCCGCTGCCATGGGGCAGCAGCGATCCCACGGCCGACCCAATCCACCACACGCTGGCCGAGATCGCCCGCCGCGCGCCCGCGCTGCCGGCGGCCACGCTGGTCGAGGTCGACGTCGTCGTGCGCGAGCACTGGGGCCGCAGCCGGGTGCACATCAGCGCGCGGCACGACCTGAAAACGCGCGACGAGGCCATCCGGCGCGACTACCAGCGCGGCGAGAGGACCGGCCTGCTGGCCCGCCGCTACAAGCTCACCACCGAGCGCATCCGTCAGATCCTGGCCGAAGGCCGGTAGCCCAGGCCGAGGGGCCAAGAAACCGGGCCAAGCGCTTGGCGTTGCGCGCTTTGCGCTGTCACGCTGAGGATCGGGCGCAATGCCCGACATTCCCACCGCCGAGCCGCCATCGGTCGCCGCAGGCGACACGGTCACCTGGCGTCGCACCCTGGACGACTATCCGGCCTCGGCCGGCTGGTCGCTCGGCTACGTGCTCATCAACGGCACGGCCAAGATCACGGTCACCAGCAGCGCGAGCGCGGACGACCATCTGGTGCTCGTCCCCGCCAGCACCACCACCAGCTGGGCGGCAGGCACCTACGCCTGGCGCGCCCGCGTCACGAAGGGCGCCGAGGTCTACACCGTCGGCGAGGGCCGCATCACCGTCCGGCCGAGCTTCGGCAGCAGCACGCTCGACGCGCGCACCCACGCCCGCAAGACGCTGGAGTCCGTCGAGGCCGTCATCGAAGGGCGCGCATCCAGCGCCGTGCTCGAGTACGAAATCGCCGGCCGGCGCCTGAAGAACATCCCGGTGGCCGACCTGCTAGCCCTGCGCGATCGCTACCGGGCCGAGGTCACGCGCGAGGAAGCCGCCGCCGCTGTCGCCTCGGGCGCGCCCGACAGGCGCCGCGTCTTCGTGAGGTTCGGCTGATGGGCGCCCTGGCCACGATGCGCGCGTGGTTCACGCGCCAGCCCCCGCCGGCCGCCGCCGCCCGCGCGTTTCAGGGCGCCCGTGTCGACCGCCTCACCGCCGGCTGGCTGGCCACCACGCAGAGCATCAACGCCGAGCTGCGGGGCGATCTGGACCGCCTGCGCGCCAGATGCCGCGAGCTCGTCAACAACAACGACACGGCCCGCCGCTTCCGGCAGATGTGCCAGGTCAACATCGTCGGCCCGGGCGGCGTGCGGATGCAAAGCCGCGTCGAGGATGGCCCCGGCCGGCCCGACGACGCCGCGCGCGCCGCGATCGAGGCCGCCTGGCAGGAATGGAGCCGCACGGCCGACCTGGGCGGCCGGCAGAGCCTGCGCCACATGCTGGAGACCCTGGTCGGCCAGCTGCCGTCCGACGGCGAATTCCTCGTGCGCATGATCGTCGGCCAGGCCGCGGGCAACCGTTTCGCCTTCGCGCTGCAGCCCATCGACGCCGACCGCATCGACACCGCCTACAACGTGCCGGCCGCCGGCACCTCCAATGCCGTCGTCATGGGCGTCGAGGTCGACCAGGCGCGCCGCCCGGTGGCCCTGCACCTCTTCGCCGGCCACCCCTTCGACGGCGTGCACGGCAGCCGCCTGCGCGAGCGCGTGCCCATCGAGCAGCTGCTGCACTGCTTCCGCGTCGAGCGTCCCGGCCAGGTCCGCGGCATCCCATGGATGTCGCCCGGGGTGCTTGCGCTGCATCACCTCGGCAAGTTCAACCTGGCCGCGCTGCTGGCCGCCGAGAACGGGGCCAACCACTACGGATTTTTTCGCACGCCGGATGGCCAGGAGCCATTCGGCCAGGCCGATGGAGTCAAGCAGATCACGGTCAGCCAGCCCGGTGTGTACGACGTGCTGCCCGCCGGCGTGGAATTCACGCCGCACGAGAGCAAGTACCCCGACCAGGCCTATGGCCCCTTCGTCAAGGCGCAGCTGCAGCGCATCGCCGCCGGCTGGGGCGTGGCCTATCACAGCCTGGCCAATGACCTGGAGGGCGTGAACTTCAGCAGCATCCGGGCCGGCGTCATCGAGGAACGAGACCGCTGGTCTGCCGACCAGGAGTGGCTGATCGAGTCCTTCCTGCGCCCCGTCTTCCGCGAATGGCTGCGCGCCGCGCTGTTGGCCGGCGCCATCACGTTCCCGACCGGCGCGCGCATGCCGCTGGCCCGGTACGACAAGTTCGTGCGGCACGACTGGCAGCCCCGCCGCTGGGACTGGGTGGACCCGAGGAAGGACGCGGAGGCCGCCGTGCTGCGTGTTCGCGCCGGCCTGGCCGCACCGCAAGACCTGGCCGCTGCCCAGGGCCTCGACTTCGAGGACGTGCTGCGCAGCATCGCTGCCGCTCAGCGCCTTGCCCAGCAGCTCGGCGTGACCCTGCCGGCCTACACCGAAACAGCCAGCGCCGCAGCGCCGGCGCCCAACACCGAGGAACCGTGACATGCCAACCCTGTGGATCAGCGAATTCGAGGCGATGCCGCTCGACTCCGGCCTGGCGACGCCGCCCATCAGCGCCCTGCCGCCCGTGGCCGAGCAGACGCGCAGCATCAGCGGCAGCTCGGCGCAGTCGTCGGCGTTCAACACCCGCACGCGCTTCGTGCGGCTGCACACCGACACCGCCTGCCATGTTGTCGTGGGAGCCAACCCGACGGCGACGACGGGCGCCCTAAAGCTGCCGGCAGACGCCACCGAATACTTCGGCGTCACCGCGGGCCACAAGATCGCCGTCATCCAGGCCTGACGCATGTTCGGCATGCGACTCGGCCAGCTGGGCGCGGTCGGCGCCCGTCGTTTCTCGCCCGCGGCCCTGTTCAGGGCCGGCGAACAAGGCGCATGGTACGACCCGAGCGATTACAGCACGTTATTCCAGGACGTGGCCGGCACGACCCCGGTGACCGCCGTCGAGCAGTTTGTGCGGCTGATGCGTGATAAGTCCGGGCGTGGGAATGACGCCACCGCCCCCAGCGACCCCGC